GCTGTGTTATTATTTCTTGCCTGACAAAAATATGCAAACTTACCTGCTGATACAGGTTTTACATTGTTGTCATATTCAAATGCAGATACTTCATTAAGTACAGCACTTGTAGGTGATATAGTTTCACCAACACTTCCTAATTTGTATTGTGCTTTTTCTGAAAACAATAACAAACTTTCATTAAATGCAACACTATCAAACAATGTGTTAACTTCAGAACCTGAAGCCGCTATATCAATAGGGTCAGTGTCTAAAACTTGTGTTACAGTTTTTGAAAAGAAATTAAAAAATTCTGCATTTTCTGTAAAGATTAAATTATCTCTAGCTAATACACCTAATCTGTTTTTATAAAACAATAAATTATTTATTTTATTATTTACAAAACTAGGGTTTGCATTAGTAATACCATCTCCACATGTTCTATCAGTCCAATCTATTTCTTGAAATGTAAATGTACCATCATTATTATTTATTAATGCATGTGGCATTGTAGAGTTATCTAAACCTAAACTAACACCTTGTCCTATAGTTTCTTTCCAAACACCATCAGTTTGATATTTAACATAATAATCAGATAATGTATCTCCTTCATCACCTGTTACTTTTATAATACTGTCAGTACTTGCATGGTAAGGTAATTTTGTAAAATCAGAAATTTCATCTCTAACAGAATACATTCCTGTATTTCCAGAACCATCTGTTGTTTCTACTGTATAGTTTGCATTTCCGTCTGTAGACACTCCTCTAATTACTGAAGGAAAAAGTGTCATAGTAAAATAATTAGTAACTTCAGAAGACGTACCTAATCCTTGAGTTGTACTTAAAGTAGCTCCAGTATCTTCTCTAGTTAATTTAAATGAAGCATCTGATGATGCATCAAAATATGTACTAGAAGTACCTCTAAATAAAATATCTGCTACATGTGAAGTATCTCTAAATACAGCATCATGGTTTAAATTACTTCCTGAAGGCAGTTGCAATGATGACTTAACTGCATATGACATATTAGGATGTTGTACTGTTACAGCATATTCTCTACCATAATTAGTAGTTACAACATTAATATAAAATTCTTCTATTTTTGAAGCAGTAGTTGTAGTATCTGCTAAAACTGTTTTTGATTTATTAGCAATAAAAGTATAATCAGCAATGTTAACTAATTTAAAATCTGATTTAGGATTACTAGAAGTTAAATAACTAGCACCACTTGCTATAGTAACAGGTAATGAATTTCCATCTAAATCCCAAACTTTTACACCACCATTATAAAATGCAACCATATATTGATTTTCTTTATCTCTTTGTATAGACCAAAATTTAGTAGTATTTGGAAATACATTGGTAGCATCTAAAGTTGCTATATAATCAAATGATGGTCTTTTAGATAAACCATCTACAATATTGTTTTGTAAATTTACCTGTTCTTCTCCTTGATTAATACCTCTTTGCGTTGGTGTTTGCTGTGAGATACCATTCAGAAAATTAGGAATACTCTGTGATACTACACCACCCATTAATAAGTCCTTCTAGTTGGTCTATTAATTATTGAATAAGTATTACTATCACCTTCTAACATATTAACATCAGCTTCTTGACTATCAGCTTGATGAAATGCCATTAGTGCTTCGTTTTCATCATTAGCAATTAATTTAACAATTTCACTATCACCAAGAAATCTTGAAGCAAATCTTCTTGATGCTTTTTGTGTAATGTATTGTCTTGCATATTCTGGTAATTGTTCAAACTGTTGTACTAAAACTAAATCTACTTCTTTAGGTACTTCAGTAAATACATCTGTATGTTTTTCTAAATTGTATAAGAAACCATTTCTGATTGTTAAATTTAAATATCTAAAGTTTTTACTAGCGTCAGCTTTAACGCAGTTTGCAGGTAGGGGAATTTTATTATCTTGGTCTAATGATAATGAGGTGTATTTTTCATGTGTATTAAAATGCCATCCTTGAGACTGGATTGACATAGAAGTTTCATCTAAAATATTTTTTGCTGTAGATACATCAACTGATACTGTACCTGTAATTGAGTTAACTGGAGCTTCACCGATAACAGACAACATAATGTTTATCGCTTGTAACTCAGTTGTTGGTGTAATTTGTGTAGTCATAATCTCCTATTAAGTTAGTATAGCGGCGGCTTCAGTCTCCCTCTACCGCCACTATAAATATTAAAGTTAAGCTATTACGCTTCTTTAATTCCTACAGCCGCTTCAGGTCTTAATACTCCGTGACCCATAGCGTACTTAGCTACCATTAAAGTACCTTGTCTTCTTATATCATATTCGCTTTCAACAGCTAAATCCATAAGTTTTACAGTACCTACAGCAGAAGGATGAGATACCAAACATACGTAGTTTGCTAAGTTAACAGCTTGAGGGTTTGAACCACCCGCAGTTGCTGAACCTGCATCCGGCGCCGCAGTGATATTAGAGTTTACAAAGTGTGCAGTTGGAATTAATTCAATTCCCGCTACTTTGATAACTTTACCTTCCGCAATTGAACCTTGACCTGAGAAGTCAACGTTAGTTACGTTAGTACCGTTAGCTAATTTGTAGTACTCTTCTAATTTGATAAACGCTTTTCTACCTTCTTTTGGAACGTAGTTAGCATCTAATTGTTTAGCCGCATCAAACAAACTGTCTATCATAGCGTTAGCCGCAGTTGAAGCTGTAGCTGAAGCAATGTTAGTGTTTGTTAGTACAGTTCCTGCACCATATCCACTGTCAGATACGTTTGCAGAAGCTTGTGCCGCTTGACCAATAGTTTGTAAAATGTGCTTATCTTTTTGGAAAGCTAATGCTCTACCAATTTCTGTAGAATATGCACTTCTTACATCCCAATGGTTTTTTGCCTCTTCAATATTTGATAAAAATACTGAAGATAAAAGTAGGTCATTAATTGTAATAACCTTCTCGTTGTGGTTTACATCAGAACCAGTTATTTCAGCACCTGCTGTATGGTATGAAGCACCCACTCTTCCCATTACTGGGAAAGTTGCAGATTTTCCGCTAGAAATACTTCTAACCATTTCTGCACCTTGTGTAACTGAAGCTCTATCAAAAGAAGTTAAAACTTCTCCTGCAAAAACTTTCAGAAACAGAGCGTCTTCAGAACCACCTGCATTTACTCTTCCAACTGATACTGGAGTTGCGTTTGCCATAGTGTTCTCCTTTTTTGTTATGACGTTTATTTATAAAAGCCTCTACATATGTTTCAGTTTCATATTCAAGATTGTCACCCGCAGGTGGTCAAGTTATTACACTTTATTAAATATGTGTTGGCGAGTTGCCCCCTAAAAAGGGTGCACAACTATCTACACTTCCATTTACGTAATGCTAAAGCCTTTCTTGTAGGTTGTCCATTAGGTTTCTTCATAGCACCTTTTACTCCAGACATACGTGCACAAAAGCTTGCTCTACGTTTAGCCGCTTTTGAACCTCTTTTTACTTTACCCGTAACTGGTGCTTTTAAATTAGAACCAGTTGTTCTTTTAAAATATTTTCTTCCGGCGGCATTTAAGCCACCAGAAGGACTTTGATACTTCTTAGCGACCATTACTTTTTCTTAGCTGTTTTAGCCGCTCTTTTAAATTGTTTAGCTGTTGGCGCACCTTTGCTACCAACTTTACGCATTTTCTCACCACTGCCCGCTTTAATTCTTTTACGTTTAGCATGAATATTTGCATATAAACCTTTTTTAGCCATAGTTATTTTTTCTTTTTAGCTTTCATTATTTTTTTCTGTAATGTCATTGGTAATTTTTTTTGTTTACCTTTTAACATTTTTCCTTTAGCTTTATTTTTTCCGTACATATTTATCTCCTATAGGTTACTGTTAGCTAATTTATTTTTAACATCATTTTGATATGCTATATCTTTTGCATATCTAGGGTCAGCCATAGCCTCTGTAACTTGAGCCCATGATTGAAAACCTTGTTCTTGACTAGGCTGTGCTTTACCTTCTACTAAATTAGGTTCTACACCGTTAGCTCTTTCAAATTGACCTTTAAGTGCATTAACAGCTAACTTAACTGTGTCCATGTCTCCACTATTTACAGCTTTGTTATATGCTTGTTTTTCACCTTCAGTCATATTTTTAGAAGCCCAATCAACCATTTCTTGATAAACTTCATCTCCACCAACAGTAGATTTAATTTCATTAGCCTGTTGATTAGCTAAAGCTTCTTGACCCGCAATGTAATTATCTACGTACTGTTTAGTTATTCCTACTTTTTCTAAAGCTTCATAAGATTTAGCATCTAATTCACCTTTTTCAGAATATTCTTGTTGCAAAGAAGACATATCTAAACCTGCATCAGAAACAGCTTTTTCAGCTATTTCTAATTTATTGTCAGAATTAGAAGGGTCTGTTTTTGCAGTAGCTTTACTTACTGGGTCTATTTGTTCTTTTGTTTCTTGAGATTGTTCACCAAGTTTTTTTTCTAACTCTGCATAAGACTTAGCTAAATCTTGAACTGAATTAAATTTTTCAGGTAAGCCTTCAGGTTTACTTTGTGTGGACTGTGTCTCGTTATTTTGTTCAACTGGTTTTTCAATACCAGTTTCTTGTTCTTGTATTTCTACTTTATCTACCATTTACTATTGTCCTTGTTGTTGTTTCATAGCACCATTAACAGCAGGCGCTATAGCCTTTTCAGCCATTTGCATCATTTGTTGATTTTGCATTTGCTGTGCCATTTCTTCTTGTTCAGCCATTATATCTTCTTCTGACTTAACAAGTCCTTCCGTATCAATACCTAAACCAGTAGCAATACGTTTTATTAAATCCTGAGTATTTAAACTTTGTACTATTTGTGGATTTACTTGTGCTAAGTTAGCAATCTCAGCTACAAATTCTCTTAATTTTTGTAAGTCGTTTCCTCTACCTAAAGCTTCTACTCCAGTAATAATTGTAGGTTTAACAGAACCTTTTGGTAAAGAAGGTATCTCATTTGCTTGAGACATTCTTTTCATTAATATGGTCACCAAAGGTAATTGAAACTCTTGAGATAATAATGAATATATACCACCCATAGCAGTTTCTAATTGTTGTGCCATATATCTAATTTCTTGCGCTGTAACTCTTTCTGCATCTCTTTGTATTGCAGTGTTTAATAAAAATGCATAAGACATTCTTTCTTCTAATTTAGAAATACTTCTTTCAACTACTTGTAAGTCATATTGTTTTTGTGCTTGTA